TGGTAAGTATCGAGGTATCAGCTCCGAGGCGATCTGATGGGTATTACTCCAGCAGACAACATCGTTGAGACCGCAGTTGACGTGACTCGTGTAACTCAATACATCGAGCACATAAAGCAGAATAATATTGCCTATCTCATAGGTTTATTTGTAGCACACCAACTTGGCATTCTTGACAAAGTGCTGCTTTGGGGTTCTGGTATTTGTGTCTAAATCCCGTAGAACCGGTGCAAGGTACGTTAAGCCTTACGACCTGCAAGAGAAGCATTTACCAGATTGTAATTATTGTGGACCTGGAACTAATGTTACCAGGAGAATAAAAGAACGTGTTCTACCAATGAACCGTTTAGATCGAGCGTGCAAGTCGCACGATATCGATACCGAATCACGAGGCCCACGTTTAGCCAGGACGAATCGTGATAGAAGGTTTTCAGATTTGAAACTAGCTAGAGCTGCAAAACGTATTGCAGTCGATAAAAGCGTATCAAAAAGAGAGCGAGCTTTAGCCTGGGTTGTACACAGAGCTATGATCGCTAACAAATGGCGACAAAGTCGTAGTTCTTGAACGGTTATTTCTCTTTTGTATACAAGAGTTTATGTATACATCCCTTCTGGGATATACATGGACACTAAGATAGTAGCAGCCACGTTAAAGAAAATACAACGGATTTTGGATGAACCGTGGACTTCTCCAGGGCGATTAGATCGGCTAGAATTAGCTGCAGCTGAATTGCTCGTTATCGAAGAGGAGATGATGGCGTGAAGTTATACGTCAGAATCAAAAGACCAGATGGCCGATGGACATTTAGGGCAGCCTGTCCTAATTATATTCATACTTCTGGTCATGTTATTGATTGCCGATGTTCTTCAGAGGTGAAGCAAAGATGAATTGTTGTTCTGATCCATATTTAATGGAAGAACTCGATGAATGCGGATGTGAGATTATAGCTTGCTTTAATTGTAATGAAGTTACCATACGCCGATGGTGTTCTAAACACAATCCGGAGAGGGTTCAATGAACTCCTCCACATCACATCTATCTTCCGCAGGACCACGGGAAATCGTAGGCCAGTGCTCCATTGCGGGCGCAATGGTGTACCTGGACAAGATGGCTAAACGTCCGTTCCGAGGAGCGGCTGAGGCAGGCGTGCCTCTAGCGACGATGGTTCGCAACGGCTTTGAGTGGGGATTGTCTTGACAATTCATTTGCAGATTTGTTCTGAATGCAATAGACCCCTGGTATCACTAGGTTGGGGATATTATTCCCATCCGCCCCTGAAGGATCATTTTGGAAGAGAAAAGGATGAGGCATACCAGTGCTCGCTATCCTTCGATATCATTAAGATAGCTAGAAATTAAGGGGTTTTTCACCTACTAATTTTTAGACCTCCGTTGCCGGTGGAAGGGGTGAGGTAGATTAGAATCCGGGGCTAACAGTCACGGAATACAGAGTGGTTCTATCTACCGGAGGGGTAGCGCAGCGGCGGGGATGTGGGAGTCACTAAGGATTATAGACTGTGACCCGGCAGAGCCATATTATGGCGGCCAAAAAAGGAAGAGCGAGCACCCGAGCGAAGACTACTAAGAAAACATCTTTGATCCCGGCAGTGAGATATCTTCGATATCGAATAACGACTAGTGGGACTCCAGACACTGAGACGTCACACTACATCGACCTAGCTAGAGACTTAAGTCGCATGAATAGACGACTTTATCGAGCAGGGCGAGTGTATCATGTGAAGAAAATAACTTTGACTTCACCAAATACTCCCAATGGGACGAATTTTGTATCATGCTCGACAGCCCCAGATTCGTGGGTTGCACGTAACGCCTGGGCAAGAGGATTCAAGTCATGGAAACAGATGAATAAAACGGCCACTGGCCAATTAGCTGGTAACATTGCTGGAACTTGGAGCGATTTCAAAATCTATATGGATTCTGGAATGGCTGCTGCAACATTGGAAAACCCATATGACAATGGTAACAATGCTGCAGCTGCAGCGTTGAACTGGGATGTCAGCAGTTTTGTCACACCGGACGGAACTGCAACTGATGACGAGTTCTATGCCACCTTACTCGGGGACCACGATGGGGGCCCTGGTAGTAGAGTTTCGATCGGGTTGATTAAGTCCTACGCGCAATCCCGAGCGACAGTCCAATTAACGGATCCTTCTGTACCTACTGAAGCTTCAGGAGATCCATTGGTGAATCTTTTCGACTATGGGACTACAATTGACGATGTAATCGATAATTTGGAGGACGAGAATGACGCTCCTCCATATAGCCTAATCCAGTATCCTGGTGGCGGGGCAAATATGCCAAAGCCATTGGTGGTCCAGATGACAACTATTGTTGATGGCCGTGGAACAATGGGTTCGTTTAGCGCTATGATGGGCCACTTAGAGATTGAACTAAAAAGTGGCATTCCAAATGACTTAATTTCAGTCTTAGTCGAACTTGCCCCTGGTAAGTATCGAGGTATCAGCTCCGAGGCGATCTGATGGGTATTACTCCAGCAGACAACATCGTTGAGACCGCAGTTGACGTGACTCGTGTAACTCAATACATCGAGCACATAAAGCAGAATAATATTGCCTATCTCATAGGT